CAGTTACCTGAGCCTGCTGGATATAAGATATTAATAGCATTGCCTGAAGTCGATGAAAAGACTGATGGTGGAATCATTAAAGCGCAGTCAACAAGACAACAAGAAGAAGTTGGTTCTATTGTCGGGTTTGTCATGAAGCTTGGCCCAGATGCTTATCAGGATAAGGAAAAGTTTCCTAATGGCCCCTACTGTAAAGAGGGCGATTTCATTCTGATGAGGTCTTATTCTGGAACTAGGTTTTCTATACATGAACGAGAGTTCAGGCTTATTAATGATGACAGCGTAGAAGCTATTGTTGACGATCCAAGAGGCATTAGAAAAGTATGAGTGATACAGATCTGTACGAAGAGACTAGCAGTGAAGACAAGTTTTTTGGCGTGAGAACTCAGATTGGCAAGAAAGCTGGGCCAGTTGAGACAGAGTCAGCAAGCGATATTGAAGTTACCGTTGTTGATGACACTCCCAAAGATGACAAGAACAGACCTACGTTTGGAGATGATACTCCAGCCGATGATGGTATTACTGAAGAAGAACTAAAAGGCTACAAAGGTTCTACTCAGAAAAGAATAAGCAAGCTTGTTGCCATCAATAATGATGACAGAAGAAAAAGAGAAGATGCCGAAAAGATGCGCGATGAAGCTGTTCGCGTAGCTCAAGAGCTTGTTCAAAAGAACAAGAGCTATGAGTCTATGATAAATCGTGGCGAGACAGCTCTTATTGATTCTGTGAAGCAAAAAGCAAAACTTGACTATGAGAATGCCAAGAGTAGTTATAAAAATGCTCATGAAGAAGGCGATACTGATAGGATAGTTGCTACTCAAGAAGCTTTAAATCTTGCTCAGTATGAGTTAAAAGAGATAGAGAGAAAGGAAAACGGTAGGCAGTTTGCTCAAAAAACTAGGGAAGCTCAGGCTCAACAAGCTACTCAAGTTCAAGCACAGCCTCAACCTCAACCTCTCTCTGATAAACAGAGAAATTGGAAGGAAGACAATCCTTGGTTTCTGAATCCTAGTTACAAGGATATGACTGCTTTAGCTTACGGGATGCATGAGAAGTTAATTAAAGATGAAAGATTAGACCCGTCAAGCGATGAATACTATAATAGGATTGACGCTACAATGCGTCAAAAGTTTCCTGAATACTTTGGTGAAGATGATCGCTCTGGGAGAGTAGTTCCTTCTGCACCGAGCCGGGTAAACGTGGTTGCCCCAGCCAGTAGAAATAATGGCGCAAAACCACGCACAGTAGAACTAACTCCCAGCCAAGTTTCTCTCGCAAAGAGACTTGGACTCACTAACGAGCAATACGCCAGACAACTCATGAAGGGGTAATTAATGGCTAATCAGCGCACACCACGCTCTAACGAGAGCAGACAAACCGAAGCTAGAGTTAACGATAGCTGGCTTCCAGCATCAGTGTTACCCGTCCCTGATCCTAAAGACGGCTGGGCTTTTCGATGGATAAGAACCAGCGTTCTAGGACAGGCAGATAACACTAACGTCTCTCAGAAGATGAGAGAAGGCTGGATTCCTGTTAAGTCAGATGATCATCCAGAGATGCAAGTCATGTCTGATTTGAACTCGCGTTTTGTCGGGAACATCGAAGTTGGTGGGCTTTTGCTTTGCAAAGCTCCTCAAGAAGAGATGGATAAGCGACAAGAGTATTATCAGCAAATGGCTGCTAACCAGATGGAATCTGTAGACAATAGCTTCTTAAGAGAAAACGATCCCCGTATGCCTATGTTAAAACCTGACAGGACTACGAGGACTTCTTTTGGAAAAAGCTGATACCGTTAAGGTTCGGCTATAATTGAGGTAATTCCTAATGGCTGCAACCGCAACCCCTATGGGAGCGGAACCAGTTGGCACTTTGTCTGCCAGCGGTTCCTTCTCCGGCAAGATGCGACATATAAAGATCGCTAGTGGCTATGCTGCTAACATCTTTTATGGCGATTTTGTAAAAATGGTAGCTGCTGGTGTTGTTCAAAAAGACACTGGTACTACTACGTTGACACCTGTTGGTGTGTTTATGGGCTGTGCTTTTACAGATCCCACCACTAAGCAGATGACGTTCTCTCAGATTTGGCCCACAGGAACAGTAGCTTCTGATGCTGTTGCTTATGTCATTGATGACCCCGATGCTGTATTCAGGATGCAGGGTGATGCTTCTTTAGCTCAATCTGATCTTGGTAACAATGTCGCGGTTGTACAGACTGCTGGCTCAACTGATATAGGCCGAAGCAAAAATGCTTTGGATAGTTCAACTGCCGCAACAACTGCCACACTTCCTTTGCGAATTGTGGAATTTGTTAACGGCCCAGACAGTGCAGTTGGTGATGCCTTTACTGATGCCTTAGTGTTCTTTAACTTTGGTGACCATCAGTATCGTCAAACTACTGGCACAGGCACATAAGGAGACTAGCGAATGGCGATTTCAAGAGCGCAAATGCTCAAAGAGCTACTTCCGGGTCTTAACGCCCTGTTTGGCTTAGAGTATGAAAAGTACGAAGACGAACATACTATGATCTACGAAAGTGAATCATCTGATCGTTCGTTTGAAGAAGAAGTCAAGCTAAGTGGTTTTGGCGCGGCTCCTGTGAAGGCTGAAGGTAGCGCGATATCTTACGATTCCGCACAAGAATCTTTCACTGCCCGTTATAACCACGAGACCGTAGCAATGGGTTTCAGCATTACAGAAGAAGCTATGGAGGATAACCTCTATGACTCTCTGTCTGCTCGTTACACTAAAGCTCTGGCACGAGGTATGGCTTACACGAAGCAGGTTAAATCTGCTTTCCCCCTTAACAATGGTTTCTCCAATGCCTTTCAATCTGGCGATGGCGTAAACTTGTTCACTGCTGCTGGCGATGGTGTTGCTGGCGGTAATGGTCATCCCCTTGTTAATGGTGGTACTAACAGCAACCGTCCGGTAACTGCTGCCGATTTGAATGAAGTCTCTCTGGAAGACGCTGTGATTAACATCGCTGCGTATACCGATGAGCGAGGTCTTCTTATCGCTGCCCGTCCTCGGCGTTTGATTGTTCCGCCTGCATTGATGTTTGTTGCTACTCGCCTACTGGAAACAGAGGGTCGAGTCGGTACAGCCGATAACGACATCAACGCACTTCGTAATAACGGTTCTATTCCAGAAGGGTATAGCGTCAATCATTATTTGACTGACAGCAATGCTTTCTTCTTGATTACCGATATTCCGAACGGCATGAAGCATTTCGAGCGTACTCCGCTTGAGACTTCAATGGATGGAGACTTCGATACTGGTAACGTGCGCTACAAAGCGCGTGAGCGTTATTCGTTCGGTGTATCTGATCCGCTGGGAATCTACGGTTCTCCCGGTACTTCGTAAGAAGTGCATGTCAGATTGGGGGCTTCGGCCCCCTTTCTTTTAGAAGCTGCATTTTTGCAGTGAATGAGCTATGCTTTTATTAATCCGGGGCTAACCCGCTTATCTGACCGTCCCCGGCGGACGAACATGCAGACAGATACGCAACATAACTCGCATGTGAGGAACTACCTATGGGTACTACAACTTTCTCTGGCCCGGTAAAAGCGGGAACTATCTCCAATACTACCGGAACAACTCTCGGCAAGGACGTAAAGAACACGGGCCAAGTGACTATGGCTCAGACGTTCTCAACTGGCACTGCGCTTGCGTCTGGAGCTTCTGCTGCGAACGCTACTACTGTAGTTATTCCAGCCAACTCTCAAATTATTGATATTGTACTAGAATGCCCCACAGCTATGGGTAATGCTACAGCAGTGCTGAGTATTGGCGATACTGTTGGTGGAAACGCTACGTTTATTAACGCTTATAGCATTACGGTTGCTTCTGGTGCGGGTCGAAAGTACCCCACTACGCAAGCTGGTGGCGCTCTTGCTTGGGCGGATACTGGAACTGCGGATAAGAAACTAACTTGGACTACTACCGGAGCTACTGACGCTGGTGAAATTAGAGCGACTGTTCTGTATCAACAAAACATTAATCTCTCCTAAATTGGGTTATTAAAAAATACTTAATTGCAAGGAGTAATATATGGTTGATTTAGTTACCACTCAAACTATTCAGGATGGCGCTAAAGTTGCCATCCTGAAGTTTACAAATGTAAGTGACGGCACTGGCGAATCCGCTGTTGTTAAGGTTGATGTGTCAAGTCTTGGTGCAGACCCTTTGACAGGAAAGGCTTGTACTGGAGTTGTTGTATCTAGAATACAATTTGTCACTTATAAGATGGATGTAAAGATAGAGTTTGATGCAACAACAAATACTTTAATTGCTTACCTTCCTGAAAATTATTCTGATGATTTAGATTACAGAGATTTTAGCGGCATACCAAATAACGCTGGGGGCGGTAAGACTGGAGACATAGTCTTTACAACCACTGGTGCTGCGTCAGGAGATGCTTACTCAATAGTAATGACTTTAAATAAGACTTACACATAACATGAGAAGGTATTACGGCGGCGGAACAGTAGCCAAGTTTAAAGATGGCGGAAGCACCAAGGATGCTTGCTACCGAAAGGTTAAGGCAAGATACAAGGTGTTTCCCTCTGCTTATGCTTCTGGTGCTATAGCTAAGTGCCGCAAGGTTGGCGCTGCTAATTGGGGTAATAAATCCAATGGCAGTTCGTAAAACTGAGAAAGGCGCAGCGTTAAAGCGTTGGTTTAAAGAAGACTGGAAGGATGTCAAAACCGGGAAGGCTTGTGGCAGAAAGAAAGGCGATAAGAGAGGTACTCCTTATTGTCGGCCAACAAAGAAAGTCTCTAGCAAGACCCCTAAGACATCAGGAGAAATGAGCGCCGCAGAAAAGAAAAAGAAAGTGGCTGAGAAGAAGAAGCTTGGTCAGCCTGCTGGTAAACCTAGAAGAGTTTCTGCTGTCAAAAGAAAAACTAAGTAGTAAAAAAGTTAGAGGTAAAAGCTAATGGTTACGTTTACTGACGCAAAAAAACGTAAAATGATTAAAGATCTTAGAAAAGCTTCTAAGTCACACGCTGGTCAAGCAGATATACTTGAAAAATCATTACCAAAAAGTAAGTCAGTAAAAAAGAAATGAGTCTTTCTAAATCCGAAAAAGAAAAACTTAAAAGGTATAAGCTTGAAGGTCTTAATAAGCCCAAGAAGACACCAAGCCATCCTACCAAGAAAGGAATCGTTGCTACTAGAGTTGATGACAAAATAAAGATTATAAGGTTTGGTGACCAGAAGATGGGGCATAACTATTCTTCTGAGGCAAGAAAAGCATTTAAAAGCAGGCACGGAAAGAATATAGCTAAAGGCCCAAGCAGTGCTGCGTACTGGGCAAACAAATTATTTTGGTCTGGTTCTGAGGGCAGCAAGAAAAGTCCCCCTAAGTCTCAGAAGAAGAAGTATGTGTAATGCTCAGTAGATCACAGATGGGTAAAGAGATTATGGAATCACCTGCTCAAAAGATTAAAAAGGTTATGTCCGAGTACAAAGCTGGAGATCTTAAGAGTGGCTCTGGTCAAAAAGTAACCAGTCGTGATCAAGCGGTTGCTATCGCTATGTCTGAATCTGATTCTGTTGAGAAGAAATTCGATGGTGGTAGGATTATTAACCGTGACGGCAGAGCTGTCCGTGGATTAACCAGAGGCGTAATCAGATAATGGCTACTAGCGGATCATACTCTTTCAATCTAGATATAGGTGACATCATAGAAGAGTCCTATGAGAGGGCTGGGGTAGAGCTTAGGAGCGGCTATGACTACAGAACCGCTAGAAGAAGTTTAGATCTTTTAATGCTTGAGTGGCAGAACAGAGGGTTAAACCTCTGGACGGTGCAGTTTGCTACTATTACGCTAACTCCGGGGACAGGGCGTTATGCGTTGCCTTCAAAAGAATTAGATATTATTGAGGCGTTTATAAGGACAGATTCTGGCAATACTTCTAGCCAATCTGATCTTATGATGCAGAGAATATCTGTAAGCCAGTATTCTCATCTAACAAATAAGTTAACTGAAGCTAGACCTTTGCAGTTTTGGATTGAGAAAGATCCTTCACAGATAGCAATTAATCTTTGGCCTGTGCCTGATACTGCCGAAACATATACGTTATGTTATTACTATATGGAGAGAGTGCAAGATTCTGGCAAGCCTTCTTCTAACAATATGGATGTCCCGTCAAGGTGGTTGCCCTGCCTTGTTGCGGGTTTGGCATATCAAATCAGTGTAAAAAGGCCAGAGGTATCTGAAAGAGCGCCGTTGCTTAAGCAAGTTTATGATGAGCAATGGGAGTATTGTTCTGACGCAGATAGAGAGAAAGCTGCCTTATATGTTGTGCCGGGAGGCTATCAATACTTATGAGTAGTTATGCTAATGGCAAACGAGCCTTTGGGATGTGTGACCGCACAGGCTTCAGATACAACCTCAGAGATTTAGTTCCTCAGATAGAGGATGGTAGACCTAATGGTATGCTGGTTGGTCGTGATGTTCTTGACAAAGATCAGCCTCAATTACAATTAGGTAGAATAAGAATGAATGACCCTCAAGCTCTAAGAGATCCAAGACCTGATAGAGGCTTGGCGGCTAGTAGAAGGTTGTTCTCTTGGAACCCTGTTGGTCTTGTCGGACTAGATATGTTCGGGCAGGTTGGCACTGTTAGGGTAGAGATAAGCTGATGGCTTGGACATATACGACATTAAAGACGGCTATACAAGATTACTTGCAAACCACTGAGTCTAGCTTTGTCAGCAATCTTCCTACGTTTATTACTCAGGCAGAAGAAAGAATACTCAGAACTGTTCAACTCCCAGATTTCAAGAAGAACGTCACTGCAAACGTAAGTAACGGTAATCAATATTTAGCAATGCCATCTGATTTTTTATCTCAGTATTCAATGGCAATTGATAACTCAGGATATGAATACCTTCTTTTTAAAGATACCAACTTTATTAGAGAAGTTTCACCAGACGTTACTGTTACTGGCGTTCCTAAATATTACGGAATATTCGATGATTCTAATTTTATACTTGGCCCTACGCCAAACTCAAATTATTTTGTCGAGCTTCATTACTTGTATAAGCCTTTGTCTATATCAGTAGATCCCAGCGGAACAAGTTGGCTAGGAACAAATGCTGAGAATTCGCTGCTGTATGGATCTCTTATAGAGGCATATACTTATCTTAAGGGAGATCCAGATCTGATGTCTTTGTATCAATCAAAGTTTGATGAATCTCTTGCCCAGCTTAAAATACTTGGCGAAGGTTACAATACAACAGACAACTACAGAAGTGGTGCTGTATTTGTTAGGAGAGGCTAATGCGTGGAGTAGAAGGTGAGACAAGTTCGGGTATGAAGTTTGAAGTTCATACAACTTCTCACCGAGGTTGGACTCCAGAAGAGTTGTCTGAAAGAGCTATGGAAAAGTTTATTGCTGTTAGCGATACAGCAGACCCTTTACTAAAAGCCCAAGCTTTTGCATTCAGAGAAAACGTAAAAAATCTTTTTGTTTTTTACATGAAGGAAGCTATTAGGTCTGACAGAACAACTGTCAGCGCCAAGCTGAAACAACAAGGCCACGCTGAATTAGCTGGCATTATAAGTAAACTATAGGAGAAGCCCTTATGGCTATTAGTCAAGCAATGTGTACAAGCTTCAAAAAGGAGCTTCTTAACGGCATACACGCATTTGGAACAACAGTTGCTCGTGGCGGCACAACGGCGGATACATTTAATCTTGCCTTGTATACAAGCTCTGCATCTCTAGGTGCAGCAACTACTGCATATACAACTTCTAACGAAGTGTCTGGAACAGGGTATACAGCGAAAGGAGCGGCGTTAACAGCAGTAGCACCTACTAGCTCTGGAACCACAGCCTTTACTGATTTTAATAATCTGACGTTTTCTACAGCTACCATTACAGCTCGTGGCGCTATGATTTTTAATGACACTCAGTCTGGAGATCCTGCTGTTGCTATCTTGGATTTTGGTGGCGATAAGACATCAACTGCTGGCGATTTTACTATTGTGTTTCCTACGGCTGATTCTAGTAACGCAATTATTCGTATAGCTTAATAGGTGTCAAATGGCTGATGCGATTGTACCACTAGGCGGTTGGGGCTATGGTAATTGGGGTTCCGGTGAATGGGACACTAACAGCCCAGCTTTACCTTTAGGTACTACTCAGCTAGGAACGGCTACTGTTGCTGCTGGCGCTACTGTGTCAGTAACAGGAGTGTCTGGATCGTCTGCGCTAGGCACTGCTGGAGCTGTAATAGCGGCAACCGTCAATGTCACTGGCGTATCCGCAACTGGCATTGCAAACTACCCAGTTTTTGATGCAACCATATTCCTTGATGGATGGGGTAGTGTCGGTTGGGGTGACCAATCTTGGGGTGATGGTAGCCTATCTTTTGAGGCAATCACTCAGCTTGGAACTGTTAGTCTTCAGCTTGGTGGCGCAACATTTGTTACTGGAGTTGTTGGAACATCAGCTCTAGGTAATGTCGTAGCCGAAGCCGATGGTGATATTGACGTTCTCGGTAATGCTTGTACAGGCGAGATAGGAACAGCGTCTGTCACCGCAGATGCAAATGTATCTGTGACAGGTGTTGTGGGAACAACTAGTCTTGGCTCTGCTGGGGTTTTAGGCTCTGTAATAGTACAGCCGACAGGGGTTGTAGGCACAACGAGTCTTGGCAGTGCTACAGCAAAAATTGATACACAGTTTAGTGTAACAGGAGTTTCAGGAACAACTGCTTTAGGATCAGCTACCGTAGATCTTGAGCTGTTTGTTAATGTTACTGGAGTTCAAGGTACTACGGCGCTAGGCTCTGCTTCTGTAGATGGAGCAGCAATTATTAATGTAACTGGGGTTGAGGCTGTTGGTCATGTTGGAGATGCCTTAGTATGGGGTAGAATAGTACCTAACCCCGGAACTATCTGGACGGAGATCGCGGCATGAAGACAGTTAATGAAGCAAAAACAATTGATGGCGTAGTAGACCCCAAGCACGAAATAGAAATAGTTTGCTCTGCTTGTGGTTATGATTTAGATGAGTCAGAGCTTGCGGCAGACACTTGTTCAAATTGCGGAGCGACTTTGTCGCTAAGACAAAACACAACGATTTATGCAACTAGCGTCCCGGCTGCGGCTGGCGATGCTTCGCTATAGTCACTGGAGATATAGATGGCTACTTATGTAAACAACCTAAGATTAAAAGAAATTGCCACAGGTGACGAAAGCGGAACTTGGGGTACAAGTACAAATACAAATTTAGAGCTTATTGGAGAATCGCTAGGGTATGCTACTCAAGCAGCCTTTTCTTCAGATGCAGATGCTACTACTACTGTAGCTGATGGGGCTTCAGATCCAGCTCGTGCGCTTTACTTTAAAGTTACTTCTGGAGCCTCTCTTACGGCAACCAGAACCCTGACTATCGGGCCTAATACAAATACACGGGTCATGTGGATAGAGAATGCTACTACTGGCAGTCAGTCTATAAACATATCGCAGGGTTCAGGGGCCAATGTAACTATAGCCACTGGGAAAACTAAGGTTGTTTATCTAGATGGAGCTGGCGCAGGAGCTGCTGTAGTTGATGCTCTTGCCTTAGTTGAAGATATTACTGACGGTGATGTTGTTGGCCCCGGCAGCGCGACTAACAATAACTTTACGGCTTTTGATGGAACTACTGGAAAGTTAGTAAAAGATAGCGCCAAGGCTGTGCCTACTGGTGATGTTGTAGGAACTAGTGATACCCAGACATTAACATCTAAAACTCTTACTAGCCCTAAAGTTGGTACAGGAATTAATGATACCAACAATGCTGAGTTGCTAAAGGTAACCGCGACAACATCCGCTGTAAACGAACTTACGTTAGCTAACTCAGCTACGGGAAATAACCCAGCGTTGTCTGCTACTGGTGATGATACTAACGTAGGTATTAATGTTACTCCCAAAGGGACTGGAGAGTTTAATGTTACCGCTAGTTTCTTAACAGGAATATTTTCAGATAAGGTCAGCGCACTGGGTAACACTGGTACTGCAAAAACACTAGATGCGTCTACAGCTCAAGTGTTTACAGCCACACTGAACGGCAATGTTACGTTTACTCTTTCTGGAGAGAACGCTGTTTCTAATCGCTCATCATCGTTT